AGGGCCATTAGGCCATAGATTGCCTCGGAACACCTTTCTTCGTTGACGTCACCGTATATGCCTGTCATACGAAGCTCGGGTCGGGCGCTTTCAGACATGAGCGCGTTAATTAAGTCTGCCTCGTTTGCTTGTGGATCGACTTGCTCCTGTGGCTCGGTCTGCTCTTGGTTTTCTTCTTCACTAAATCTCATCTTTTTGACTCCTATCGTCTTTTACACTCGATATTGCTCTCATAGCTTTGTCCCAGTTATGAATACAATTAGATCTCCACGCTACGTCTGACAACACGGTGTTCAATGAATTTAAAGCAACATGGCGCCATAATGTAAAGGCAGCGTCTATGTCTTCTTCGCTCTCTGCTCCAGATGCCCTGACCACGTCTTTTGCGAATCCTTCAGACATCTTTAGTATTGCCAAACTGCTAATATAGGTTGTTTTATACACAGCTTTCTTGCTCCATAAGCCAAAAAGTCTTATTCCAGCAGCGTGAGCAAAGACGCCACAAAAGAATATTACAAACATTTCATTAAATTCCAATTTTTTCTCCTATCAAAAAAAAAGACAGGCACGTGGCCTGTCTTTCTAAATTAAAAACAACTTTTCTTTTTACTCTGAGCTTCGTAGTCTGCGAGCAACGCGTGCGATAACCTCGTTGACGAGTTCCTCATCTAGGTCCTCTTCCATTGGCATCTCCTCGTCCTCGTCTTCTGCTCCTAGGCCCAGATCGTCTTCTGCTCCTAGGTCCATGTCGCCCACTGGCTCTTCGTCACCTTGAGCAGCTGCGAGGCGATTGCCGAGGTCAATAAGAACTTGTGCCTCCTCATCAGAAAGCGTCATCTCGCCTTCGGCTCCGCCGGCGGCCGGCTCGTCCATTGACATGTCGTCGTCGTCCATTGGTGGCATCTCGTCTACTGGCTCGTCGTCATCCTTGCCATAAGCGCCCATGCCCTCTTCTTGGACGCCTTCCTTATCATCCTTCTTAGGATGTTCCATTTCTTCAAGGGTGTCGTCTTCTTCAAGAGACTCACCTTCTTCGAGAGCATCATCCTCTTCGAGGGCTGTTGTCTCAGAGGCTTCGTTTAGTCTTTCGACAAAGCCATCTGTGAGAGGGGCGATATTCGCAAATTTCATCATTCTGCGGATGTCTGATTCGTTTAAAAGCTGCTTTTTCATGTTTTTCTCCTAAAATGCACAAATGGCATACACATTAAATAGACTATTATTTTAATAAATGACTAATTTTTTTGAGTGTTTTGTCTTGTATTTGTTTAACTCTCACATAACTGACGCCTAGGCGGTCGGCAACTTCTCTTAAAGTCATACCTCCGTTCTCTCGCACACTCTCAAAAGTGCAGTTCTTTTCTGCCTCATAATCAATCCAGTATCTACACTCTTTAATGGGGCAAGTGACGTTTAATTTGTGGCACGTCTCAAGGCATTTCTTCATATGTTGGTCTCCGATTCTATCATATCAAATATGTTTTCTATCTCATCGTTTTTAAGCGCAAACTTTTTTTCAACTTCTTGTCTCTTTTTTGAAATAGAATTAATTTTGTTTCTTTTTTGCTGGCCCTGAATGCTGTACTTTTCTTTACAGCTTTCAATGTAACGCAGAATGTTCTCGTCATTATTAACATAGCCCTCCAGCATGACCCTGAAGAATTGTGATTGAGAGAACCCATCAAATTGACATCTAATTTTTAATTTAATTAAGTTTTCTTCAGTGTCATAAAACATAAGCTTCTTTCTTGTTTCTGACGGTGGTATCGTTGGATCTTTCATTTTACCTCAAGATATGCGTAAAGCTTTCGTTTTGTCCAGCAAGTGTCTGTTTAATAAACTGGCACTTCTCCCTAAGCTCGTCAATGTTTCTAGCGCCACTGTAAGAGCAGCCTGATTGTATTCCTCCACGTAAATCTGCTAAAATATTTTCCGTGCTGCCTTTGTAAGGCACGGTCGTTGAAATACCTTCTGGGGAAGAAGACTTGCCTCGCCAATCTTTTTGGGCGGCAGATGAAGCCATGCCCCTGTAGACTTTGTATCTCTTACCATCGTTGCTCTTGAAGACCTCTCCTGGTGTTGCCGAGGTGCCTGCCAGCAGGGAACCAACCATAACAAAATCGGCACCTGCAGCCAAAGCTTTCACCATGTCACCAGACGTCTTGATGCCTCCGTCAGCAATAATTGGTATATCCCTGTCGCTTCGCGCGCAGTCCAGTACGCTTTGCAAAGTTGGTACGCCATGGCCTGATACTAATCTTGTGCTGCATATGCTGCCGCCACCAATGCCAACTCTAATACTGTCAGCACCCCAATCTGCCAAGTCGTTATATGCTTCCAGGGTCGCGACGTTTCCGGCGATGATATGGAGGGTATCTCCGAAAGTGCTCTTGAGATCTTCTAGGCACAGCTTCATCATGGCGTGATGGCCATGGGCGACGTCAACACATAGGATTCTTGCCCCTGCTTCAAAGAGGGCCATGGCCCTTTCTTTATAATCTCCAGTCATGCCAATCGCTGCCGCCTTCGTGCCATGGACCATGTTTATGGTGTCACATTGCTGTTCAATCGTGTTATAACGATGAATAATTCCAAAACCACCAGCGTCTGACATGCACGTCGCCATCTTGTTCTCGGTCACCGTGTCCATCGGGCTAGAGATAATCGGCAAGTCGAAGCTTGTCTTTTCGTCTAGCCTTCGTGACGTACTTACTTGAGTTCTGCTGGTAATATCACTGTACTGGGGCACCATCAATATGTCATTGAAAGTTAGTGTTTCTTTTGACACTTCGTCTCCTCCGATATAAACGTGACTGTTAAAAACCATTTGGTGTCCACCCTTCTGAAACTAATTTGCCAAGCTTATCTCGCATATCAAGCTGAGCTGTTGAAGTAGTCTTGGCATCCGTGGATCCGAGCGCTCCGTCTCCTCGGCCCGACATGCTAATCGATTCATCGTACAGTCCGCCTTCGACTTCAGTGGTTCTGAAATGAACAACAGGTACCAGAATTAGTTGGGCGATCTTCTCGCCGGCTCCGATGTACTGTGGTTCTGTTCCGATGTTGTGGAGGTCAATGAACACCTCGCCATCGTAGCCGCTGTCAATAATGTGCGCGCCGACCACCAAAGATCGCTTTGCGCCCATGCTTGAGCGGTTGCAGACTTGCAGCATATAACCATGTGGCACACCAAATTTTAAACCTGTGGCCAGCATTTGGCTACCGCCAGGCACAATAGACACAGCGCTTACTGTTGGGTCTTTCGGGCAGTAGAACACGTCTAGGCCAGCGTCACTCGGATTCGCTCTGTTCGGGGCCTTCGCTCCCTTTCTCACTTCTATTTCTAAGATCATTTTGAATTTCCTCTATCAAATTGTTTGCTTTGTCCCAGCAGCTAGGGCAATAAAGCCTAACCACCTTCTCTTTTTCTCTCACGACAACCTTCCAAGTCATCGCGTGTTCTTTAGATTTCTTGTCAAAAGGCTCGTCACAAGCGGCGCATTCATCACCGAGCATGTCGAACATCATGAGCTGTTTGGCCATTTTCTTTTCAGCCTTCTCAACTTTCTTCTTGTTTTTTCTTTCTAGTTTTCTTTTTAAGCTTCCCATTGTTCTATCCTATGGCCCGGACTGCCAATGTTATACAAATCCTGGCCGGCCAATGTCCTTCTCTGAATCTCTTCTTGCTCTGCACGCTGTAAGGTCATGCGATCTGTATTACATGCATATTGTTCCAGAATGGTAAATTCAAAAACCTCGACACCATATTTATTAAAATCTTCTTGCAGGCTCTTGTTCCTGTGGATGTTTCTTTTAAGGTGAGACTTATGGTTGCTCCACCGTTGACGGATCATGCTCGTAACACCGATGTAAATTTTTCCATTTTTTAAATTCAAAATCTCATACTTTCCGGCTGGCTGGTTCGCGCGCCACTCCCTCATATATTCCGTGTGTGAGGCGCGATCAGCGGTCGGAGCTTTTTTGCGTAAGTCTGATGCGTTCCGACCTCGATGGTGTGGGCGACTTTTTCTTTTACAGTCCTTGCACCAATTGTTTAATTTGTCTTTTCTTTTATTATCTTTATAGAAAAATTCTCTCGTTGCGGGCTTTCCCACTCCGCATTTTGTACAAACTTTTGTTTCCATTATCCTAGTAGCCTGAATGTGTGTCTGATCGATCGGGTGGAGAAGCCCCACTCTTCACTGTAATCTAGCTTGGCTGCGTATGGCCTGTTAAGGTGGATCCTATCATCTCCTTTGATGCCCCAACACTTGATGTTGGTCACAGTTGATGTATCGTCGATAACTTTCAGAATCCAATACAGTTTGCCAAGCTTTGTTCTCTTTGCGATGATCTCTCTTGGAATAAACCAAGCGACGCCTAGGTCGTTATCCCAATCGCCGACAGACGGTACTGCATGTCTCCTAATAGATTCCTTGATGTGCTTTGTCATCACCAAATCGAACGGGAACATGCCTGTGATATTAGAAACGTTCTCGATCTTGTCCTCAACAGTAAAGTCAATCTCATCAGAGTACTCTTTGATGTTTTCCTCCAGCTTCTTCGCGTTCTTTGGTCTGTCGTTAATGCACGCCATCCAAAAATGCTTGCAGCCGTTGAACCTTTCATCGGAAAGAGAATCTAATGCGCCTGATAGTCCTAACACGTTTAATGCCTTCTTGTTCAGTTTAGAATATACGATCCCTTCATTGAAAAGTAAATCCTCAATTTTGTCAAACGGACGATTATTCATAATCTGCTCAACGGCCTTGTCACCTAGGCCCTTGATAGAGCTGAACGGCTGGAGCAGGGTCTTACCATCCTGCGAGATCTCCCACTGCGGCGTGGACTTGTTGATGTCGATGGTCTCGATCGTAAAGCCATACTTTTGCGCTAGGGCAATCGCGCCCTCCTTTCTAGACTCTGGTTCCTTATCCAAGAAAGCCGCAGTCCAGCACTCTGGATAATAGTTTAGAAGCCAGGCACACTGGTAAGAAAGGATACTATAAGCAACAGCATGAGACTTATTAAACCCATACCCAGAAAAATATTCAAAATTTCTCCAGAGTGCTTCGGCTGCTTCTGTATCGATTGACTTATCAGCACAGCCTTCAATAAATCTCTTTCTGATATCTTCTTTCTCTTCAGCACCTTTTCCTGTTCCTTTCTTCGTTAGAAGTTTGCGTAGCTTGTTGCCTTCTTCCAGGCTGATGTCTTTGCCCAGCTTGTGAGCCAGCAGAGCGATCTGCTCCTGGAAAATCAAGAAGCCCGCTGTCTCTTTGGTTACTTCCTCAACAATGCTGTTGAGATATTCGACACCCTCCAAGTCCTTCTTGGCCTTAACATACGACTTGTCAACGTTAGCACTTAGCGGGCCAGGACGATAGATCGAGGTGATGGCAGAGATATCAATAATGTCATTTGGTTTTGCGCGTTTCGCTAGGTTCTGTGCACCAGTGTTTGTGAACTGAAACACCCCAACAAACTTGCCCTTGTGAAAGATGTTCTTGTACACCTTCTCATCGTTCAAATCCAGAACATCAGGGTGTAGCGTTGTGTCATAGTATTTTTTGACATCTTCAAAGGTTGGATTCTCTATATTGTGATATCGCTTGAGTACATGACTAATCGCTGATTCAATCATCGCCAGTGTAGACAGACCCAACAAATCAAACTTGATGAACCCAAGAGGCTCAAGGTGTCTAACGTTCATTCCTTCTGACCATGGAGTCTGGACAACGCCACCAGAGCAAATCAGTGGCATGTGTTTGTCGAGATCTTCTCCAATCACCACGCCACCTGCATGTCGGCTAGTCGAGCGGACCTGCCCCACCATGGCCTCAACGTGAGACTTGATATGTGGATACTTGTGCAGGAACTTGCCAAGAGTTTCTGAAAACTCCATGACCTCCTCGAAGGTTGGCACGTACACGCCAGCCTTGACGCCATGCTTTGCTTTGGCTTTTGGAGTTGCCTCTCGAACCATCACGCTTGTGACCGCGTTGACTTCTTGATAGGGCACGTCGTAAAGCTTACCAAGATCCTTGATAACAGAGCGTAGCTGCAGCGTGTTAAAGTTTGAGATTGGCACAACTGTGGTGTCTCCCCACCTCTCTGCTAGAATTTCTTTCAGACCAAAAGCATCGCTAACGTCATAGTCAATGTCTGGATAGTCAGTCGCGTCTGATCTCAAGAAACGGCTAAACAGTAGGCCGTATTTGATCGGATCGACTTGCGTGATGCCCAGCACATATGCAACAAGCGAGCCAGCGGCAGAGCCTCGGCCCGGGCCTGACAACATGTGTTCGTTGGCAGCGTCAGCGATCGCTTTCATTGTCAAGAAGTATTTGCCAAAGCCTCTCTCATTGATGACTTTTAACTCATGCTTCAGCCTATCGACATATTCAGTGTCGCCTTCTAGACTTAGCTTGCGAAGGCCTGCGATTGATTCCTTGATCAAAGCTTGCTCTGCTGTCGTGCCGTCTGGTACGACAAAGCCAGGTAGACGAACCGTATCGTCTGGCATGAAATCTTCTACCAACTGGTGTGCGATCCAGTGGGTTTTCACTAATGAATTGTAAACCAAATCATCATCATACTCTACCCCACATTCTGCGGAGTATTTTTTGTAGGACTCCCACATTTGATCGCCGTTCTTTGGATATAGCTCATAACCAATCTCTTCGACGCCTCCAGGCAATTCAGATTTAAGCCAGTCGGGTGTCTTGCTTTTGCCAAGCCAACCTAGCCGTTTGTAAAGCTCTCTGTCTTTCCATGCCTCGGGGCTGGGATAATGGCTATCAGCGGTGGAGATCAGTTCAATCCCGAACTCCTCATGCATCTTGATAACGTATTGGTTCAGCCTGTGCTGTTCTGGGACATTGTTCCATTGTAGCTCACCAAACCAGCGATCGCCCAGAGCGTCCATCATCTTGGTGGTCGTTTCGCGCATGGCGTTCATGATTGCTTCTTCGTCTTCGCCTACCTTTCTAGATTTTGTGTCGCCGTTGTCGCTGACATATTCCTCGTAAACGCAGTTGTCCCAATAATCGCCAGCATATACACCACCGAGACATGCAGAGGCAGCGATGATGCCCTCTCCATACTTCTTCAGCATATCATAGTCTAGTCTAGGGTAACGATAGAAATTGTCACCTTGGTGTGAATCTGATACAATCTTGAAGATATTGTTCAAGCCAGTCTGATTAATCGCAACAATCACAATGTGGCGACGTGAATTAAT